GGCTGTGGGATCTAGTGCAATGGCACTGTGGGAATACGTTCTGTTTTTTCTTTTGACATTGTGCACTGGTGCGCTAGTCTATCACTGGCTTAGTGCAGTGTTTCCAACTTGAAAGGATCGAAAGTAATGGCGGAATTAACCTTCCAAGAGTGCAAAACACACAACGAGATTTACGTCTCGAACAGGGATTTGAGCGTAGGAACGATTAAGCAAATGGATCATGGCGGGCTGGTGACCGTGTTTCAATTTCAATCGGAACCTGATGAAGATAACTACCCGCTGCGTTACTCTCTGCAAGCCGCTAAGTTTGACGCTATGGCTCACGATGCAGAAAGGAAAATACGAGCAACCATCTAAAACTTCCCTTACCACAGTCTCCCTCCCAAACTTAGCCCCGCACGTTCGCGGGGTTCTTTTTTTGCCTGATGCTCTGCAATGGCTGGTGATATATCTGCAAGGTGCTGGACCGATTGCATAAGGGCTTTATTGTGGTGTGTTCTGTTTAGTGCGCCACCCCGCCCTCCACAGTACTTAAAAAAACATTTTGTCACTGTGACGTTTGCAAACGCACGCATGACGCGGGGAAACTTTTATGCTTGTGCTGACTATAAAGATGGCGCGGGGAGTTTCCCTATGTAGCTATAGGTTCGGCGAGGATATAATCATTTGTCGTCATTTTTGATATAAAATTACAAAGGGGCGTGGGATGGGCCACTGGCATCCCTCCATACATGTATACACATAGCCAAGAATTTTTTATAAATTTAAAACAAGTACATGTAAAAATGCTTATAAACTACTATAAAGCCTAATCAGAGCTAATTAGTACTACAAAGTGTTCCTTTATTATGGTGTATATATAGCCCCGGCGTAGGAGTACCTCCTATTATACACATGAAATAGCATCTTGTCAAGTAAAAAATGCACACTTTGTTATTTTTTTTATTTTTGTGTAAAACCACTGGTATTTATAACACAGAAGTCGGTTAAAGAAATGTTATCTTTATCTTTATAATCAACAACTTATAAAAAATATTTATTTTTATTCATTTTTTACTTGACAAAGTGCTATATTGTTGTTATAATGTATAATTAAGGTAAAAATAATGCACAATCATATCTCCTCAATCATATACATTAGAAAAAGAGAGGGATTGGATTAGCATATTTTTCACCGATATTCAGAAAAACTATGGAGTCCTAGTGCTAAACAGACTTAAAACAATGTTAAGGCAGAGATACTATACGTTCACATCAAGACTTATTTTATTTTTGTTTTGTGCTTGTATGGTAATGGGGTTTTCTTCCAGTGATGCGTTGTCTCAAGGAGTAACAAACAACTGGAAAAAGGGAGACATCATTCATTCTACTGTTGTGTGTCTTAGCGAAGAAACAATTCTTGAAGTAGCTCGACAGGACTCAAGAAGTCTTGAATCAACAGTATCTTTTTTAAAAGGCATGATTCAGATTGGAAGATGTATATCGTTTATGCAGCCTTTGCCTTTTAGAATTGATGACATTGTTTTGAAGTACAAGGACTATAATCAAAGTTTAAGCTCGGTTATACGCATAGACCATCCTTATGCTGATAACAATCCATTTGGATTTGTTATCGCTTTATACAGACCAAGCGTTTAAAGATGGAGAAAAGTTGCACAAATCCCTATTGTAACTGCGATGGATGCAAAGGATGCGACTGTACTTATGTTTGTGTTAATGAAACCTGTAATTGCAGCAAATCTTCAGAAGACCTCAATTCAAGCAATGACAGCTAACAAAAGTGATAAAAAAATCAAACAATGTACAAAATGTGAATATATTTTAAGTCCAAAAGATGTAGAGATCAACCTTTGTCCTATGTGTGGATACGAAGTAGTTTCAGAAGTATGGAGATAATTTAAACAATATGCACTCTTTAGATAAACTTTGGCAACATCGTGTCCGGTAAAGCAATAGCTGGCACACCCTTTCGTACTGATCCAAGCCGTAAGCTAACAGAGAAGCAAGCAAGCTTCTTAGATGCTTTGTTTGATAATGGTGGAAAGATAAGCGAAGCTATGCGTACAGCAGGATATAACACATCCAGATCAAAGCTTATGCAGTCCATGCGTGACGAGATAGCTGCACGTACAAAGGACTATCTGGCTGTAAATGGCGTCAAAGCAGCAACAAGAATCGTAGAAGGCTTGGACGCTGATGGAACTACACCGCTTAATCAGGTGGACATGCGTATGAAAGCTGCTGAATCTATTCTGGACCGTATTGGTGTGTCCAAGAAACACACACAGGAAATTACAGGACAGGTCGTACATGGTGTTGTGTTGCTTCCTGCTAAAAATGAACTTAAAGACGTTACGTTAGATGGCTAAAACGAAGTTACAAGAAGCTTTAGGGTCAAAAGGTGATGACCAAGACTCTGATGGAAGGGCATTACGTGAGTTTTTAAAGTTAAGTACAGAAGGTGCTGTAACTGATGAAGAACAAACAAAAAAGGCTGCTTTTAAAAAAAATAAAACTTTAAAAGATTACGCCAACTATTCAAGAAAGGCTAAATACAATGGGTGATCGTACAAAGACTGATAAAGATAAAAATAAAGTAGAAAAATCTTATAAGGAATTTTTCAAAGACCAAAAAGATCGGGTTACAAAAAATCTAAATAAAAAAGATAAAGACCCTAGAAATCCATACAACGGAACACGTTTGGAAAAAGACTATCAAAAAATGCTGAATGAAGCGGATGCTGATGATAAAGAATATGATGCTAGAATGCTAAAAGAAATATGGGAGAAGGATCATTTAACTGTTGATCCAAAAGGTATAATGCGTAAGACAGTAAAAAGCGGCGGTAAAGTAAAAAAGTACATGGGTGGTGGTAAAGTTTACGCAAGCCACAACAAACGCTACGCACACGGTGGCAAAGTATCAGGGAGAAAGGCCAAGTACAATGACTGATAAAGATAAAAATAAAGATACACTTGATTATGTTATACAAGTTCTCCGCAAGCTCGGCCACTTAGCTGGCGGTGATCCAGAGAGGACTAATAAACTGTGGCACGATCACTTAGATGCGGTGGATGCTGGGAAAAAGCGATATGGTCGAAATAAGTATGGTCAAGCAGAAAAAAATAAAAAAGGTTTTCAAGGAATGAAAGGCGGCGGTAAAGTCTACGCAAACCAAAACAAACGCTACGCACACGGTGGCAAAGTATCAGGACGTAAGGCTACTTATAAGTACTAAGTATGGCTCAAAGAGGTAGACCAAAGCTAAAACCCGGCGAAAAGGGTAAATATCAACAATCAAGCGTTCAAAAGAAGCGAGTTCAAGTACGGCGTACTATTAAAAGACAAGAACAAAAGGTAGAACGCGCACAAGCAAGTCTTGAAAAGCTTACTAAAAAGAAAGAAAACATCAAGACTGCTGACAAAGTATCAAAACAAGGTGGAGTTGTAGACGATGATTTCATTAACAATTTACCCGCTTCTGTACGACAAAACCTTCAGGATGACACAGAACTCGTATTCAGACCCAACGAAGGTCCACAAACGGACTTTCTTGCGGCACCGGAAAAAGAAGTCCTTTACGGAGGTGCTGCGGGTGGTGGCAAATCATACGCGATGCTTGTTGATCTTCTGCGTTATGCGAATAATCCTAATCACAAAGCACTTCTACTGCGAAGAACACTTGCCGAACTTACGGAACTGATCGAACAATCAAGAAAACTTTATCCTAAAGCGTTTAAAGGAGCAGTATTCAGAGAATCAAAGTCTACGTGGATTTTCCCAAGCGGTGCAACAGCAATGTTCAGCTACGTAGACAAAGACCACGACGTAACAAGATATCAAGGACAAGCGTTCACTTGGATTGGTGTTGACGAACTAGGACATTACCCTACACCGTATGTGTGGACATATCTACGAAGCCGCTTAAGAACCACAGACCCAAGTATAGAGACGTATATGAGGGCATCAGCTAACCCCGGTGGTCAAGGTGGATGGTGGATTAAAAAGATGTTCATTGATCCTGTACCACCAAACTCACCATTCTGGGCTATTGATCCTGAAACAGGAAGAACTTTATACAATCCAAAAACACAAAAACCACTATTTCAAAGAAAGTTTATTCCTGCAAGACTAACAGATAATCCTTATCTAGCGGAGTCAGGCGAATATGAATCAATGCTTCTCAGTCTTCCTGAAGTTGAAAGACGCAGGTTACTTGATGGAGATTGGGACGTTGCGGAAGGGGCAGCATTTTATGAATTTGATAGATCAGTACATGTTGTCGAACCATTTGAAGTTCCCTTTAGCTGGCCCCGTATACGAGCAATGGATTACGGCTACAGTAGCCCTAGTTGTGTCTTATGGGGCGCGGTAGATTGGGACGGAACAATATGGGTGTATAGAGAGTTGTACGAAAAAGGACATACAGGAGAAAGCATGGCAAGCCTTATACTGGCTTTAGAACACGATGATCCTGTTATGACACAAAATGTTCTTGACGGGTCTTGCTGGTCTAAACACGGTACAGGACCAAGCATAGCTGAAACAATGATTCGCAATGGCGCTAGATTTGTGCCAGCGGATAGAAATCGCATGGCTGGGAAAATCGAACTTCACAGAAGACTCGATGAAGACAAACCGCTTAGTTCTAAGGGTGGTCACGGTTTGCGTATCTTTAGCACCTGTACAAACCTAGTACGCACTCTTCCTACTTTACCTTTGTCTCGTACTAATTCAGAGGACGTAGACACTAAAGCAGAGGATCATGCGTATGATGCCCTACGATACATGTGCATGACGCGCCAGACCGGCTATGCAACCAGTTCTATGTTCAACTCTATAAAACAACAACAATCCTATGAACCCTCTAACGAAGTGTTTGGATACTGAATAATGGCTAAAAAGAGAACTACAACAGATCATATTCCTTTTGTTATTCATTCTTTTGGTACAAGCCTTAATCTGAATAACTTTAACTTCAATCCTTATGACAAGGGTGAGGAAAGAGACTATCCGTACAACGGAGTTAACTACACAAAAAAGAAGACTGATTCTGCTGTTCCTAGTGCTGAACTGGACTTAGCAAGAAATCGTGTCTTATGGGATGATTGCTAATCATGGCAAGTTTTGTAAAAAAACCAGTTAAAGGATACGCATCAGGTGGCGGTGTTTCATCATTAGATACTGCCAGCTTTGGTGAAGATTTAAAAGAATTAAAAACACTTATTATTGATCCTTACCTTGATGGTTTGGGAGAAAGTGAATTTAATGATAAAATAAAGAAAGACCTGTTAAAGAAAGCACTTAGCACTCCTGACCAGATTACTTTAAGAGAAGCTTCTATACTTTCTTTAATAAAAAGAGGTATAACAATAGGCGATTCAGATTTGCACAAAGACTTTGTTAATGAGGGCTTGGAAAAGGGAAGTGATTACGTCAAAGAATATAAATTAGTTAGAGATCATTTTAAAATAGTTGAAAAACCAATTAATATTACAGGAGATAAAGCATCAGGATTTAGCCCTACTCCTAAAATAATATTAGAAAATTTTAAATCTTTTCAAAATCAAGTTTTAGAACGACCGGGATTAGACGATGTTTTAATAGGAGACACTTTTCAAGAAAAACTTGACTTAAATACTTTTCTTGGTCTTCAAGATATGGCAGTAGATGAAGAAGACCCTATACCGCTTTTAGGAGAAGGTAAAAAGGCTCAAAATTTTAAAACTTACTGGAACTCTATGGAAATAGGTCTTAGAGAATCAGCAGGAAAAAAACAAAAGACTTTATTTCTTAGAATTACTCAAGGATTGTCTGATCAAACAAGAGGTCGAAGTAAAAAAGCACTCCATTATCCTTTAACTTTAGATGAATATTCTAA